CGAAGAGCTTGTAACATGGGCAAGAGAAACACTACCCCAAAATGAAATAGATTCATTTAACAGAGCGTTAGAAAGTTCTAATACAAATGATAGCTTATTTGCTATTAAGAGCCTCAACGCTCAATACCAAATGGCAAATAATACGCCAAACCTTATACAGGGAACTACTGGTACATCAACTTCAGGATCGTTTCAGTCATTAGCGCAAATGACAGAAGCAATGAAAGATCCTAGATACCGGAATGACCCTGCTTTCAGGGAAGAAGTAACTAGAAAACTAGAATCTTCTAACCTTATGTAACCCAAGAATTTACAAACATTAAGAACAATTATTGCCCTCTGAGGAGGATAACCTTAGTTGTTGTATGTAGTAATACGAGGGTTCGTATTAACATGCTAGTAAAATAGCATAACTACTAAATGACAATTAAAGGAAAATATGTCAGCAACTAATTATCTAGGACATCGTTCTGGTGCGATAAATAATGGAAGTGCAACGCGTGCGTTATTTCTAAAGCTATACGCTGGTGAAGTGATGACAGCCTTCCAGACTAAAAATATAATGATGGATCATTGTAGGATAAGAACCATTAAAAACGGTAAATCCGCACAGTTCATTATGACAGGTAAGAATCGCTCCGCATCTTACCACACACCAGGAAATGAGATCATACCTACTGCACAGGCAAAACATACTGAGCGATTGGTAACTATTGACGATCTCTTAATCTCACATCAATTCATCCCAAATATTGATGAAGCGATGCAACACTATGACATCCGTTCAGTCTATACTGATGAAGCTTCTTATGGTTTAGCAAAAGTAGCTGATAAGAACATTCTTAGAATGGCAATTAAAGCAGCCTTATGTACTAATAAGACACAAGCTGCTGCTTTGGTCCAAGATTATGCATCTTGGGATGACGAAGACTTTACAGCAAACGTTGAATATGCTGCTGCTATTGGTAACTCTATGAAAGCAGATTATTTCTTAGAAGGTATCGTAGAAGCAAAGCGTATCTTAGAAATGGCTGGCGCACCTGTAGATGGTATGGTGTGTGTTCTCGCTACCGATGTCTATTATGGCTTGTTTAAGACTCAGGGTCTTGCTAAAGATACTGGCTTACACATGTTTGATAGAGATATTGGCGGTGGAGCTTCTGTCACAGATGTTAGTATTCCAACTATTGCAGGAATCCCAGTAGTAAGGACTCCGCATCTTGGAACAGGTACTACATCTGCATGGACAAATTCTCTTTGGACATCAGGTGGATCTGGTAGTAACTTAACTGGTACTACTAATGATGCTGTACCTCTATCAGGAGAATCGGCTAGAAATGCTGTTTATGATCTCCCTGCAACTTATATGAACACTGCACAAAAAGTTCGTGGAATCGTCATGCATAAGGATGCAGTAGCGACTGTTAAACTAATGGACCTTTCTGTTGAGTCTGAGTATCAGATCCAACGTCAAGGTGATTTGATAGTTGCCAAGTATGCAATGGGTCACAACGTACTACGTCCAGCAATGGCTGTAGCGTTGACTTCACCTGTTTCATAATAACCTCTTGTGGGGTACGGTTAATCCTCTTGCCGTACCTCATTTTCGTAGAGGGGGAAAAAGTAGTTCTCCATCCTCCTCTACACCCTTCTATAATCCTCCCACATAATTAATATGGCTGTATCATTAACTTCCAAACTAGATGCTATTAATTCAATGCTTATTGGTATTGGAGAAGCTCCAGTAAATACTTTAAATTCTGGACTTCAGGAAGCTGAAATAGCTGCCATTACACTCGATACAATTTCCAGAGAAGTTCAATCTTTAGGATGGGTATTTAACACAGACATAAGATATTCCCTCTCTCCAGATAGCTATAATATTATTAGTCTTCCTTCCAATACATTAAGAGTAGATACCACAAGTTTAAAAAGAGACTATGACACAGATGTAATTGAAAGAAATGGGAAACTTTATGATCGTACCAAAAATACATTTGAATTCACATCAGCAATAGAAGTAGATATTGTTTTTCTATTTGATTTTGAGGAATTACCAGAGATTGCAAGAAGATATATAACATTAAGAGCAGGTAGAAAATTCCAAGAAAATAGTCTTGGTTCTAATGAGATGACACAACTGCAATTTAAAGATGAACA